GTATTTGTAAAAAGAATCCAAATTTAGAGGCCATTCATCTTGTACATTTAAGATATTATTCGTTAATAAAATTACCCAATCAAGTTCTGGATCGCCATAAACTTTTTCAGCAATTCGTTCTGGTCTCTCATCTCCAGTTATAGAATAGTATTGAAATGCAGTTGCAACTTGATTAAAATCTTCTCTTATTTTTGCACGTTTGAATAAGTTTTTTACAATGATTACTTCATCGTTAGAAACTTCATTCTTTGTTCTATTATTAAATTGTATATTGGGTAGTTCTCTAAAGTATGGCATCTTAGTATCCTACTGATTCAGGATTAACTGGTTGTAAATCTTCTCTTCTAGTGGAGAAGATATTTCCATTTTGATAGTCAGTATCATAGATGGGTTCAAGTTCATTAAAGGTCATACTCATTACAGTGGATACTGGCTGACCCGATTCATATGCCGCCCAAAATCCATCTGGAGTATAATCACATTGGAAACTTGTTAACGCACAAGTTTTAAATCTATTTACACCATTTATAAATTGACCTCCTGCTCCTCCAGATCTATCATTTGTTTTATATTCTAACTTAAAAATATTTGGAGTTCCTAAGAAGAATGAAGCTTCTCCTGCTCGACCACCCGTTGCAGTTATTTTTTTAGCGGCCATACTTTGTTTAAAGAATCTTATGATTCTTCTAACCCTAGAAGCCTCTGCGGGTTCTCTAGGACTTAATCTATAAGTAAATGTAAATGATCTAAGTGTTGGTCCATTAAATAACAATTCCATATTAGAATTTGGCACAATTCCTAAACCTCGTGCAAGAATAGATTCAGTATCTACTCCAAATCCACCCATCTTTAAAAATTTTGAAGCCAAAGAAGGTCCAAGTAATGTACTCAATTCCTTACTACCACCTCCAGATAGAACAAGATCGGAAATTGCTTTTAGAAATACTCCTCCAGTAGCACTACCAGCAGCCGTACCAGCCCCAGCAGCAAAAGCATACGCACCAAGATCATTCATTACAGCTGATGTAGCTGCTGCAGAAAGATTATTCATTGTATCTTCACCCCAACTTACATTATTAGAATCTGAAACTTTATTTGGCATTGGAAGGATTACTAATCCAATCATTTGTTCTCTAATATAATTAGACTCAGATTGATATCCATTATTCAATATATCTCTAACTTCGTTTAATCTGGCGGAACCAGTATTTCCTGCATCTATAAGTCCAAAAAAAGAATTTGCCCTTGAAGGTCTGTAACGATATCCAGTTATTTGTAAAGAATCTTGTTGTTCAATATTCATATCCATGGGATACATCATTGTGCGTCCAAATAAAGCAGAATCATTACCTGCTCCACTGAAAGCATCTCCATTTACGAGAAATTGAGTTGCATTTTGAGATACATTTAGAGTCTGTGCCAATGCTTGTAAAGACCCAAAACCTAAACCCTGGCCAGTTCCTTGATTTGGAGAGGAATTATTTTGAGCGGGTGGATTTGAAGTCTGACCTGGAGGTAGGTTAAAATTTTGTGGTTGAGCCCAAGGGCCTAAAACTGCTCCTACAGATCTACCTCCTGCTCTTTGGTATGCGGTATAAACAAGTTGTTGGATTTGATTATGGTAACCAGTTTGTTGTTGTGGAGTCAATCCTATCTGACTAGCACTAGCATTCCATCTACCATCCTGATATATTGGTTGAGTTCCTGCGGGAGCATTAGCTTGAATCAATCTACCCGATCCATTGGAGGAATCATATTGAATAATATAATTCACTCCATTTTGGTTAAGAAATATATTATCAGTTGTATTTGTTCCTACTGTTCTATACGTCACTTAGGGTCTACTCCAGGCTCTGTGATTGGGGAAAGGTTGTCCTCTTATATCAACAAATTTTTCGGTTGGTAATAATGCAACGGAGGGCCAATCTTTTTCTGGAACTCTTAAAAATCCTCCAGCAACTCCAGAAAAAAAGTAACGATGAATAGTATTACGAGGTATACCTACGGTATCTGACTTATTTATTAGACCTTTTGCAATTCCCTCACGATATTGTCTATTTAAATAATGTAAATTTATTCCAATAAAGTAATTTTTACTATAATTAACCTCAGTAATGTATGCAAGGGGTTGTCTATCAAAAAAACTCAAGTCTCGGGTGGTTGCACTATAGATGAAAAAGTACATTCTTCCAACTTCAATTCCACCAGTATCTTCAAGATTGATATCCGATTGATCTAGTTCTCCTAGATACTGTCTAAGTTGCCCAGAGTACCAGTCTCCACTTCTATTCTTCTTCCCAGATTGTTTTAAAAGATCATACCCAAAACCTTTACCATCAACATAAGGTTCGTCTTTCCAGGTCATATTCCCAGATCCTCTTCAGTCATGATTCGGAATTCATAGTTACGATCTGCACAATATTCTCTTGCTGCTTTCCACTTCGCTTGGTTCTTAACCCAAGTTTGAACCTTATAAGCCCATGCCTTTGTTCTTCTTTTGGGATTTTGTTCAGGCATCTCCACTTCTTTTTTTGGTTTTATTTCTATAATAACTGTTCGTGTATTTCCATTCTTATCTTTATATTTTACAAAAAAGTCAGGAAAATATCTATGAACTTTATTATCTAAAGGGTTTTTATAGGGTATCCAGAATTCTTCGGATTGCCATTGATTCACATTTTCATTTAAGTCACAATATCTCATGAATTTACGTTCCCATAAAGAACGATAAACAATATTTGTAGGATCTCCTCTATATTTTTTTGGATTTTCCGGACTGTATTTTCCCTTATAACTCATATACATACTATAGATCCTTAAAAAATATTTATAGATGCCTGATACTGAGAGATTTAGGCCGGATTATCCTACAAATAGATTTAGAGTAGACCCAATCTACACTAGAATGACTCTTCCAAGAGGGACCAATGATGGAAGAGGGTCTTTACCTAGTGTTCAAGATTTATTCGGTGAACTATCAGTAACAAGTCAATTTAAAATAACTCTTTTTTTAGGAGACACGGTATCTTCAGCAAACTCCGATACTAATATCAATTCATGGTTGGTTAGTTGTGGTGTCTTAGGATCAAATCTCTTCAATGGAAATAATGCAAACTTAAATTCATTACGTTATGAGTTCATGTGTAATGAAACTTCTTTACCAGGAACGACTTTAGGAGTAACAGAAGAGTTTGGATCTAAACAAGGTATAACGGAAAAATTTCCAAATAAAAGAGATTTTCCAGATATATCAATGACATTCTATGTTGATGCGGAATATGGCATCATTCGTTTATTTGAAGAATGGATAAATTTCATTAATCCTATACACAATAGAACAGGGAGAATACGAACTGGAAGCCCAGCTGGAACTCTAAGTAGTGTTAATGATGCTTGGGAGATCTTAAGATTTAGATATCCAAACATGTATAAAAAACCCATTGCTATCACGAAATTTGAAAGGGATGTTTATGTTAATTCGGTGGGTGAAGTAGAAAGAAGTCCTTCTATGTTAACTTATTATTTTATTAATGCATTTCCAACACAACTAACTGCACTTCCTGTTACATATGAAGGAAGTACTATTACAAAAACAACCGTTAATTTTACATATGAAAGATATGTAATTTTGAATCATCAAGGAACTGGTTCTATTCCAGATGACGCTTTTGCAGAACAATTTAATAATAATGCTCAAATTCCATTATTATCTACTCCTAGTATAACTTTTGGATCTTCTGCACAGACACAATTCCCACCATACTTCAACGGAACAAATCCATCTCTAAGAATACAATAAATAAATTTAACTGATTACATAATTATCAATGCCATTACCTAAAATTGCTACGCCAACTTATGAACTTGAGTTGCCATCTTCAGGAAAGACTATAAAATACAGACCATTTCTTGTAAAAGAAGAGAAAGTTTTAATTTTGGCACTAGAAAGTCAGGATGTAAAACAAATTACTCTCGCAATCAAGTCTGTACTTAAAGATTGTATTTTAACCAAAGGAATCAAAGTTGAGGATCTTCCTTCCTTTGACATCGAATACATCTTCTTAAATATCAGAGCAAAATCAGTATCAGAATCGATTGAACTGATTGTAACTTGTTCTGATGATGGTGAAACTGAAGTTCCTGTAAAAATATTTGTAGATGAAATTCAGGTTCAAAAAGATCCAGATCATACGTCTGAAATTAAAGTTGATGATGAAATTGTGATTAAGATGAAGTACCCATCTTTAGATCAGTTCATTAAAAACAATTTTGATTTTTCTTCCAACGAATCTGTTTCTACTATTGATAAATCTTTTGATATTATTTCCTCTTGTATTGAATCTATTTTTACTGCAGAAGACTCTTGGGCTGCTGCAGATTGTACTAAGAAAGAACTCATTGAGTTTATTGAAAGTATGAATACCGAACAATTCAAGAAAATTGAAAAGTTCTTTGAAACTATGCCTAAACTTTCACATACTTTTGAAGTTACAAATCCAAAAACAAAAGTCAAAAATAGCGTAACGCTGGAGGGTCTGACAAGTTTTTTCGGCTAAGTATGGCTCACATGGAGTTGGAGTCATATTATCGAATTAACTTTGCTCTCATGCAGTTCCATAAATACTCTTTGACTGAGATTGAAAATATGATTCCTTGGGAGAGAGATATTTATCTTGCCCTATTGAAACAACATATTGAAGAAGAAAACGAAAAAGCTAGGGCAGCAAATCGTGGCAATTAAACCAGCAATCAATCCAGGAGTAGCAGTTGCCGAAAGACCGGCAACACTTGCTGGTGCGATGAATTTTATTTCTGGTGGTCAAACACTAGGTACGTCTATTGTTGCGTCTGCTGCAAATAAAATTGTAGGATTTCAAAGAGGAGCT